AAGGTGGAAGCAAGCGGGAAATCGGGGAGACATGGGGCCTAGTACGGCGATCTTGGAGTCCGGGGTGAAGCTGCGTCGCCATCCGGCGCAGTGGCTTGGGGCAAACTTCGGCGCTCATCTCTGGGCGAAGCAAGAGGAGATTCTGCAAGCGGTCGTAGAGCATCGTCGAGTGGCGGTGCGGGCCGGGAATGCAGTGGGAAAGACGTATGCTCTTGCGGGGCTGGCGCTCTGGTTTCTCTTAGCCCATTATCCCTCAGCGGTGATTACGACGGCGCCGACATGGCGTCAGGTGCGGGATGTGCTCTGGCGGGAGATCCGCAAGCTCTGGAGCCAGCGGCGGTATATTAGTAATCTTCAGCCAGACTTGACGCAGCTTATCATCTCGCCCAGGCAGTTTGCGATCGGCTTGGCGACGGATCAGCCTGAGCGCTTTCAGGGCTTTCACGAGCGTAATATCTTATTCATTATTGATGAGGCTTCTGGTGTTAGTGATGACATCTTTGAGGCGATCTACCGGTCTTTGCAGGGACCTAACGCTCGGCTTGTCGTCGTGGGGAATCCTACGCGGGTGGATGGGGAGTTCTATCGGGCATTTACGGAGAAGGCGGCCTACTGGAAGCAGATTCATATCTCGGCATTTGATTACCTTGCCTGGGTCAAGGAGCATAGTCCTATCCCGGGGCTTATTACCGAGCGAGACGTTGAAGAGGCCAGGCAGATATGGGGTGAGAATAGCCCGATGTGGGCCGTGGGGATTCTCGGAGAATTCCCGAAAGAAATCCCTGGGACGCTCATACCGCTCTATCTGGTACAGCAAGCCCGGTATGCTAATCTCCCTATAGACGAGAGCCAGCCCATTGAGTTCGGGATAGACATAGCTGACCAGTTCGGTGACGAGACAGCGGTCTGTGCCCGCCGCGGCGATGTCGTACTCTTCATCAGGGCCTGGAATGAGAAATCCCACGAAGAGAGCATGCAAGAAATCTCGCGACTCATTGATTTATACAAGCCGGAGAAGGTGAAGCTCGACTATCCGGGCGTCGGGGTAGGGACGTATACGGTCTTGGAACGGGAGCGGATTACTCGAAGGTGGGATACACTGATCTTAAAGGTGCGCACGGGTGAAAAGGCTATGAACCATGAGGCCTATCGCTGCGTGAGCGATGAGATGTGGTTTCTGCTGGCAGAGCGATTCCGCAAGGGATATATTGATCTTTCTCGGCTTGATGATCTCGGCTACCGGAAGCTCGTAGGGCAGCTCATATCCCGTCAGGTCGGCCCGGGGATGCCGCAGTACCTTGAGCCGAAAGCGAAACTTCGTTCGCGGGGGCTGCCTTCACCGGATCGAGCCGATGCCCTTGCGCTGGCATTCTATCAGCCACGGAAACGGTACAGAAATGTGACAGGAGAATATATCCAGGGGCTCTATGGCTAGGGACGCGGCTCAGCGGCATTTAGAGCAATATCTGCGCGGACTGGTGCGACGCCTCCGCCGCCTGACCCAGGAGACGCTCATTCCCGTACTTGCGGAAGAGGATGCATCACGGATCCGTCGTGCCCTAGCCGAGCTAGAAGTACTCATCGCCGGAGCGATCAATGAAAAGGCGCTGCTGCGGGCTATCCAGCGGATGTTACGAACCATTCGGCGCCTAGCGCGAGAGCAGATCATATCAGAGCTACGGCAGGCCGGGGCAACGAAGGCCCTGGCAGTTTCCCCCTTAGAGCATAGTCCGCGCATCGCGCGGGCGCTAGAGCAGCGCCTGCAAGAGAGCGTTGCTCTGATCAAGACTATCCCAAAGCGATACCATGCCCGCGTTGCCGAGGCTGTGCGTGAAGGGCTTGTCCAGGGCAAGCTGACCAAGGCTATTGCAAGAGAAATCTATGAGATCGGGAAGAGCACGATGCGTCGGGCCGAGCTCATTGCTCGTGACCAAGCTGGCAAGGGTCTAGCAGCGATCATGGAAGCGCAGCAACGTGATCTTGGGCTGAAAAAATTCCGCTGGGTTACCTCTCGCGATGAGCGTGTCCGTCCGGCGCATCGGCGACTTGACGGAAAGATATTCACATGGGAGCGTGGGGCTCCGATTTCTATCGAGCCAGCGCGCTATCCCGGCATGGCTCCGCTCTGCCGCTGCCAAGCCATGCCGGTCTATGAAGAGCTCCTTACTGTGCTCAAGCGAGGGCAGCTATGACAGAGGAAATGAAGCAGATCGTTGAGGAGATTCTTAACGAAGAGTGGCTTACGGTGAAGGAAGTCGCTCGAAGGCTCAATGTGCACCGAGCGACCGTGTATGAGATCATTAAAAACGGCTCTTTGAAGGCGGTCTACGTTGGACGGACGATACGAATCCCTGCACGCTATCTCGAAGAGTACGTGAATTCTCTCTTAGCGGGCTCCCAGACCCATTAGGTATGCGCTCACCCATCTTGTACTTCGGCGGCAAAGGGAATATGGTCAAAAAGCTCCTTCCGCTCATCCCGCCCCATAAGATATATGTGGAAGTCTTCGGCGGGGGAGCCCCGTTACTCTTCGCCAAGGAACCGTCTCCTGTTGAGGTGTATAACGACATTGACTCGGATTTGGTCAACTTTTTCAGGGTCTTGCGCGATCCGGAGAAGTTTGAGCAATTCTACCGTGAGGCCGTGTTGACACCATACAGCCGCGAGGAGTATTACTTTTGCCGAGAGACTTTTCAAGAATGTCAGGACGACATCGAGCGGGCGTACAGGTTCTTTGTCGTCGCCCGCATGAGCTTTAGCGGAGATATTGGGCATAGTTGGAGCTTTACAGTGACGCTAAGCAGTAGAGGTATGTCAGGTGTTGTTTCCAATTGGCTCTCTTGTCTTGAGGGTTTGCCGGATATTCATGCGCGGCTGATGCGCGTCCAGATCGAGCATGATGACTTCCGCAAGATCATCCCCCGCTACGATACTGCTGATACGTTCTTTTACTTAGATCCCAACTACGTGCCGGATACGCGGAGATCAGGGAAATATGCTCACGAGATGACGCTAGATGACCATCGCGAGCTGGTGGAGATGCTTTTGGCAATTAAGGGCAAGGCGATACTCTCCAGCTATAGGCACGAGGTATACGAGCCGCTGGAATGGGCTGGCTGGCAAAGGATAGACTACGAGACTGCTTGCTATGCTGCAGCGCGCACGCGGGGCACAGGGATTTTAGGGGAAGGCGCAGCTAAAATAAAGCAGCCTCGCGTTGAGAGCATCTGGCTATCGCCGAATATTCCCCTCTTAGTATCTCCCTCATTGGGAGTGTAGCAGTCTGCTGCGCCCTTCTAGGTCTACCTGTTCTCTATGCCCTCTTTAAGCCCAATATTACTGATTTCTTTTCGTCCCCGTCTATAGGTTCTATAGTGTCGTCTGGTTAGCAGGCATCTCTGGTATCTCTGGGGTATAGTTGGGCTACGCGGCAACTTTTAGGGGCCGTCGGGCTGCGCAGCCGGGCCACGCCGCGAGAGATTCTAGCGGCTATGATAGACAGACCAGGAGACTATGTCTGAAAAGAATGGTCGGATAGCACAGCACGAGCTATATACGCAGTATGCTCCCTTGTGGCAGTTCTATATAGACGCCTATCAGGGGACGGGTGAGTTTTCGGACGGCTCGGCGCTCGTGCAATTCACCCGCGAGGGGACGGATACGTATCAGCAGCGCAAGAAGTTAGCGTACTATCCGAATTACTGTGCCCCTATTGTAGACTTTTACGTCTCTTCGATCTTTCGGCGTGGTGTGCAACGCGACTTTGCCGCTTCGAAGGTCTTGCTCTTTGAGGATTTTGTGGTCAATGTGGATCGTTCATTTTCTCATATAGACGATTTCATGCGCACGGCTGCGCTCTATGCTCAGGTTTTCGGGTTCTGCCCAGTGCTCGTAGATATGCCCCGTGAGCCGGAGCTTCCGATCCTTAGTAAACTCGATCAATTTACGGCTAAGATGATGCCGTACTTTGTGATCCTCTCGCCTCTACAGGCCTGGAACTGGGAAACAGATAACCTGGGCACTCTCAACTGGATTCTTATCTACGAAGGAAGGCAAGAAGAGGAGGGGGCCGAGCGATTCCGCTTCATTGACCGTGAGCACTGGGAGATCATTGAGCGGCGTGAGGGAATTGAGTACGTGATAGAATCACAGGAGCATGGTCTAGGGCTAGTCCCGGTTATCTCGGTGAAGAATCAGCCGCTCTATGGCGAGCCATTCATTGGGCTGTCAGCCATCCGAGATATTGCCCGCGTGAACAAACGCCTGATGAACCTCTACAGTGAGCTTGATCAAATCTTACGGAATCAGACGTTTAGTATCTTGACGGTGCCCTATGACCCGGAGGGGATAGATAAAGATGGCGCTTTGAATCTCGGAACGGTGAATGCCCTGCGGTTCAACCCTGAATCGAGCCATGCGCCGCAATTCATCTCCCCGGATGCCAGCCAGGGGCAGCTCTACCTTGAAGCGATCAAGCGGCTCATTGATGAGATTTTCCGGCTTGCCCGGCTAGAGCAGCTCGGCGTGACGCAAGAGATGAGCGGTATCGCGATGTCCTATTTCTTCCGAGCGACGAATGATACGCTTGCGGCTAAGGCTGATCAACTTGAGAAAGCGGAAAGCGCCCTCTGGCGGATATGGTGTCTCTGGCAGGGCGCAGAGTGGCAGGGCATAGTACACTATCCCGATGAGTTTGATGTACGTGATACGCAGAAGATGATCGCCCAGGCGCTAGATTTACAGGCCCTGGGGATGGGCAGTGTGACGTTTGAGCGCATTCTGCGCAAGCAGATTGCGAACGCGGTACTGGAAAGCGTCTCCGATAGTGATATGCAGAAAGTTCTAGAGGAGATCAACGCGGCCTCGTTTGAAGGGGAACCCGCGCCCGGCGAGGCTACCTTTGCCACAGCGGGGGTATAAGGCGACTCCGGCCTAAAACGGAGGGAGGAATACTATGTCTTTTGTCTTTGCACCGGACACAGGAGCAGGGAATGCCGGGGGCTCCCCAGAGCCAGAGAAAGTCGTGACGCTCTCGCAGGAGAAGCTCAATGAGATTATTGATGATGCCTATGCGCGGGCGTTTAAGAAGGCGAAGGGAGAGCTCGAAGAGAAGGAGCTCAATCCGCTGCGCCAGCAGCTTGAGATAACGCAAGCGGAGCTGAAGCGTCTCCAAGAGGAGCTTCAGAAGGCTGCGAAGAAAGACACTCCGGCTCAGCCTCCTGAGTCCGGGGACACGGGAAATGATGTGATCCCTAAGGCGCAGCTCGAAGAGATTCTGGCGAAGAAGGAAGAGGAGTTTAAGTCTCTGCTGACCCAGCGTGAGAACGAGCTACAGCAGCGCCAGAAGATGATCGAGATGCTCTTGGCGGAGCGGAAGCGGCAAGCGCTCGAGGTAGCAGCCTCCAAAGCTGGGGCTATCGAGCCTGCGATCGTCGCCAAGCTCCTGGGGGATTACGTCGCAGAAGATGAGCAATTGGCGCTCTATATTAAGAGCGAGAAGGGCGGGAAGCGCCTAACGGAAAAGGGCGATCCCATGAGTATTGAGGAGTTTGTGGTAGAGTGGCTCAACAAGAATCCATATCTGCTTCGGCCAGAAGTGAGGGCTGGGGGTGGAGCTGTGCCCTCAGCGTCGCGCACGATGACGCCTAAGACGCTCGATGACCAGATTCGTGAGGCAGAGCAGAAGGGCGATGTACGCACGGCGATCCGGCTGAAGCAGCAGAAGCTCCTGATGACTTCACGATAGGTGGTGAACTATGGCTGGTATTGTGGGGTTAGGCACGACATACAACCTTCCCAATTACGTCGGGGAGGTCTTTCAGATTACGCCGAGCGATACACCGTTCCTGAGCGCGATCGGCGGGCTGACCGGCGGGAAACTCACGAAGAGCACGGAGTTCTCTTGGCAGACATTCGATCTTGAAGACGCTTCCCAGCCGGAGATCGTTGAGGGTGCAGAGCCTACGGGGAAGGCCCGTATCCGCGCGGAGGTCTCGAACGTCGTACAGATCTTCCAAGAGGCTGTCCAGTTGAGCTATTCTAAGCTCGCGGCCTCTCAGAAGATTGATAACGTTGCGGCGGTCGGCGGGGCGAACCCGATCACCAATGAGCTAGACTGGCAGGTCGAGCAGGCCCTCAAAAAGATCGCGCGCGATATTGAATATAGTTTTATTCGCGGCGTATATAATAAGCCGACGAATAATACTCAGGCCCGGAAGACCCGCGGGATCCTCTCGGCTATTACTACAAACGTCGTGGATGCGAGCGGCGCTCACTTGAGCGAGAAGATGCTGCTTGATCTCTTGCAGCAGGTTTGGGACAATGGCGGCATTCGCGAGCAAGCGACCGCGACGGTCTTCGTCAATTCCTTCCAGAAGCGCAAGCTGAGTGAGATTTTCGGTTATGCGCCGGAAGACCGCAACGTCGGTGGGGTCAATGTCCAAGTAATCGAGACGGACTTCGGACGCTTGAACGTGATGCTCAATCGCTACGTGCCCTCAGATACTCTGCTTGTCGTCTCGCTAGAGGTTTGCGCTCCGGTATTCCTTGAGGTTCCCGGGAAGGGCTTCCTCTTCCAGGAGCCGCTCGCGCAGACCGGTTCTTCGGTGAAGTACCAGATCTACGGTGAGTGCGGGCTAGAATACGGCTGGGAGGGCCAGCACGGGAAGATTATCAATCTAGCGACCTCGTAAAGGAGGCATGAGACCATGCGTGCTGGACTGAACCCACGAGTGACGAGCAGGCTCGCGAGCGTCCTCTCCGGGGATGTCATAATCAAGCTCTATCCGGCCTCGGCAAGCTCAAGCGCGGCTATACTCAATGCTGCCGGGGCGGGGACGTTCAAGAAGACCATTGAAATCCGGCTTGAGGACAGCCAGGGACGGCTCCTGGACTTTCTCTCCGGATTCAATGTGAATGTCTCTACGGCGGAGAACGTAGCAGATGCAGATGTAGGGGCTCCGTCTGTAAATAATGCGATGCCGACCATCCAGAATGGTATCGCGAAGATCGTCGTGACGTATGACACTGGCGCAGGGAAGACCTATGCTGAGAATGACTCTGTCAGTGTCACCGTTGCCCCGGCTAGCGGCACCGTCTTGAGCGATGCCTACGGCGTTGCCAGCGCGACGTTCATGGACACGATTGTGGCCTAGGATGAGATATGGCGCTCTTTCAGTGTGAGCAGTATCCGCGACTGATCGTGCTCGATCCGCGTAAGCCGACGAGGGTCTTAGCGCGGTTTCACGATGGCGTCTTCGAGACCGAGGACGAGTTTACCATCGCAGAACTTGCTAAGCGTCCCCATATTACGCGACTTGATAGCTCTGGAGTATCCCCGACGAGATCGGAGGATTCCGATCTTTCTCTTCCTGCTCCTGGAGAAGGAGACATAGAAGGCCCTGATGACAGGTTAGAGGAGCTCGCGGCGCTCGTTGAGGAGGCCCTGGGCCTAGGGGTGCTCCAGAAGCGTGGGCAGCGCGTCTACTTCGATGCGCGCAAGGTCGGCGATTCCAAGACTAATGCCGTACATGTCTTGAAGACGAAGCCTGCACTTGCCAAAGAGATCGAGCGAGAGCTAGAGCAGGTACGCTTACAAGGGCCCAAGACGAAACCAGAGGCGTGATGGTGCAGCCCGAAGACGTGAAGGCGCTCTGGTCAGGGTTTGCCAATGTCAGCGATGCTGACATTGCAGCCCAGATCAAGGCAGCGGAGACCGAAGTGGATGCATACCTCGCTATGCAGGGGATAGACCTGACAGCCGAGGATGCTCCTTGGTCGCTCGATGACCGAGATTATGCGATCACGCGCCTCGCGGCACATTATACCGCGCAGGTGCATGGTCTCCTCCCGGAGAGCTACTCTATCGCCGGGATCAGTGAATCCTTCGGGCGATCTGCTCGGAGCGATCTGATGCAGACAATCTTCGGGCAGCAGTATCTCAAGTTTCTGAAGCTCAAGGGCGGGGCAAGTCTCCCCTTGGCTCGGACGGGATAGCATGGTCATTGATAGCGGCGACGCGGTGATGCAGAGAATCCTCAGCGAGCTAGGATATCTTGCGGCTCATGAGGCGGCGGTGGGGATTCTGCAAGGGAAGGGCGCGGAAGAGGAGCGGGCGCCGGGGCTGACGATGGCGCAGCTCGGCGCGATCCACGAGTTCGGCGCTCCTGAAGCGAATATCCCTGAACGCTCTTTCTTACGTCATACCGCAGATGCCCGCAGGGATGATCTGAGCGAAGTAGTCACGGCGGCGGTCGGGACGATGTTCGATGGGAAGCTGTCGGGTGCCCAAGTGCTCGCGGCAGCGGGCATCTTTCTCGCTACGGCGACGCAGGAGTATATCCGTGAGGGGGAGGGGCCGCCGCCGCCCCTGTCGCCGATCACGATTAAGCGGAAGGGCAGTTCACACCGGCTCATAGATACCGGCCGCCTAGTGAATAGCATCACTTCGGAAGTCCGGGAGAGACATGGGGAAGAGGTTTAAGCCCTGTCGCCTATGCGACGGCATGATGGAGTATCTTCAGGGAAGCTGGCGCTGCTCGAAGTGCGGCTATGTCGGCAACAATCTCTATCCTCGTCGCAAGACGCAGACTGGCATAGGAATCCGCTGGGGCCGGGGGTTTGAGGATCGGGATCCTCTCTATACCTCCGGCATGAGAGATTATCTCGATCATCGTGAAGCGAAGCAGAGTGTTCATGTGAAGGTGCGCAAGAATGGCTGAAGTGGTCATCGTGGGGCATCCAGGGAGACTCTTCTGGGAGGAGCTGGTGCGTGAGTATCGGCGAGTCTCGGAAGACTTTCCTATCAAAGACGGAGAGATGCACGTCATTGTGACAGAGCGGGTCGCTCGGTTCATCTGGGACTGGGTCGCTACCCAGATTGCAGATACGCGCCGTACGGAGCTACCTCTCACGCCGGAGGTCGCGCCGGAGGAGCAGCAAAGGCTCGCGGAAGTCCCCGATGAACCTGGCGTCCCCTGGTATAAAGAAGAGATGCCCAATCGCCCCTTCCAGGTGCCGGTCGCGCCGTGGATCGTGATACACCCGTACAGGGGGCCGAACTCGCTTCTCGCGAAGGCGTTCCCTGCTGCAACTCAGCTTACGGATGGGCAGTATCTCGTAGGCTGGCTTACGCCCTATAGCCGTGAGCTGTATGAGAAAGGGAAGACGTATCAAGATCAGCCGGATGACGTGCACTTCCCACGAGCGCTGCGGAGCTTCTCGCATGATCTTGTGGAACGCTATTTGAGGTGACCTATGGGACTGTTTCTTGTAAAGAACGTTGGACAAGTGGCCCGGCTGCTTGGGCCAAAGCTTGGCTCGATCAAGCCCGGCGAAGAAAAATTCTTCGAGGGCGATGACGCCGAGGAGCTCCAGCGGGTGATCAACACGCCGGAGTTTCATGGCATTGTAGGGCAGCCCAAGGGCTTGCAGGTCTTCGGGGAGAACGCGACGATCGCACTGGTGATCGAAAAGCTCCAGCAAGACCCGGCGTTCTTTGAAAAGCTCCCCATCGGGGCTGCGGTCAAGGTACTCGAAGTCCTGAAGGCCCTAGAAAATACGGAGCTTCTCGCGGCGGTGCAGCCGTTTGCGCAGAAGCCGCAATTGATGAGCTTCTTCTAGGATCATGGGATTGCCGGAGCGGATCATTGCCAAGTATGAGCGAGACGCATGGGTGCAGGCGCTCGCTGAGGGCGGCGTAGATGAGTATTACCGCCCTCTTGAAAGTGTAACAACTGTTGCACAAATCAAGCTCGCGGTTATCGAAGACCCGACCGCTCTGGCAAGGATAGACGCCGGACTCGTGCAAGCTGGCTCGCTTTTAGCGTATGTGCGTAAGGAATACAGCCAGTATATACAGCCAAAGGCGCGGGTCTGGTGGGACGATGCTAGTAACTCAACGGGGATGAAGTACGAGATACGGCGAGTGGAAGACTATCGTGAGAAATTCGGCCAGTTAGGCGGGTTTCAGCGAGTGACGCTCGCAAGGATTGAAGTATGATGCTTGTGCGCGGGGCAACGGCACTCCCGGAGCTACAGACAAAGCCGCTCATCCCATTTTCGCACCTTGAGCGGGTTAAGAAGGATATTCTCGACTCGTTCGTGCAGTTTGTAGGATTTGCGGCAGCATGGGAGTATGACGCGAGCGTAGATTTTACGAAGCGCCTTGCGAATAAGGCGAACCTCCCCGCTGTGATCTTCCGTTGGACGATCCTCGACGACGGGGAGCATCTCCGGGCGATGCCCCGTGCCCTGAGCTGGAGCACTATTTCCACGACGTTGTACTTCGATCCGAAGCTCTCCGGCACGACGACGGCGACGCAAACGGGCTATCTCGTTGATGCGACCGCGCAGTTCGATGATTTCCTGCGCAAGGTTCGTCCTGGCGATGTAGCCGTGAAGGTGCGTGCAGTCTCTGGCGGAGTAGAAGCTCTGGCGCAGACGACTGTGCTTGAGGTAGATGTAATGAATAAGCGTCTCCGCGTCGCCGATGATCTCTTTCCGGCAGGGACGATGTATGAGATTCACTGGCCATATGATACTTCACTCCTGTACAACACGAGTCGGCGAGCACGCCTGACGCTAGATATATACGCAGATCCGCAGGCTTCTTACGGAAGCGGGAAGACCCTGGAGGAGATCGAGCGACGGGCGCGGGCGTGGTGGCAGACGCACCTGGCCCAGATCGTCCTGCAGCTCAATGATACTACAGTCTTTGATGAGTATCGTGCGCTCGACCTCTCCGGGCTTTTAGGAGAGACGGCCCAGTCATTCGTGAAGCGCGCGCGGGGCGAGGTCGGACTTCTTATCGGAGAGCTTGTAGACATCCCCTGGCCGAGCGTGGAGAGCATACGGCATACCGGACGTGTGGTGCATGACGGAGATTCGGTTATCCATGAGAAAGTTATGGAGACGACAGAAGACGATGCTCGCATAGTGAGCGAGACGTAGGAGGATGCTATGGGTGCTGACGCGGTGTCCTTACTTCCTAAGCTGGACGTTGAAGTTAACATATTCCATGACCTCTTCCCAACGAAGCGGAAGAGATTCAAGACGGTCGCGGTACTGACCGATGAGCCTGGCCCAGCGACTTCGCAGCTGTACTCCGATAAGTCTGAGGTGGCGCTAGACTTCCCGGAATGGAGCCGGTTCTATAAGTTCGCCACGAAGTTCTTCCAGCAGCAGCCGCGCCCGAAAGAGCTCTTATATATCCCCGTGCCCCGGACGCCTGGATTCCCGGCCACGGATTGGTCAGATGCCCTCAATAGACACATTGAGGAGTACGGGACGGATTTCTATTATCTCACAGCACTAACGAGCAAGCCCAGTGAGCGCATGGAGATCGCGAACTGGGCCGCCTCGACGGGCTTCCTCGATGGTGTGCTCTTCTTCTGCTCGAACTATGCTGGTGACGGCGCAAAGATTAACGTCGGGACGCAGCAGGTGCAGACGCTCACTCTCGATAGCGATCTTGCCTCTGGCCAGACGATCTCTGCGAAGTTTGACGGGATTCTCGTGAGCGAGGAGTTCAATGAGAGCCACCTAGCGACGATGCGGGCGTTCGCGGCGAAGATCGCGGCGCTCGATAGTATCGCCTCAGCCGTCGTCGGCGGTGCAGATAATAGGGTTATCACTATCACGACACAAGACGCTGGCGTTGATGTCGTGATCTCTGAGGCTCAAGTCACCGGCCCAGGCACATTGCCGACGGTTACCGTGGCGGAGACGACAGCCTCTTCAGGGTTCACGATCCAGAGCCGGTTCCAGTCTGATAAGGGCAACTACGACCAGTACTCTTGCGTGAAGGCGAAGAATAAGGACGGCACAGACAAGCCCAATGCTACTCTTGATGTGAAAGTTCAGGGGTTGGCGACGGGTGGGCATAGGATTATCGTCACTCCGGCGACTAATGCCTTAGCGCAGATCACGAGCACCTATGCGGACGTGATGAACCGGATCAATAGTGATCCGGACAGCAGCTTCCTGTTCCGCGCCTACGGCAAGGGCGCATTGACGACAATCCCCACGACGGCCTCTCCGCAGGCATTCAGTGACGGTGGGGCTAACGCGGATCATCAGATTGACCCAGACGGGAAGCCTGACGTGTCGCGGATTACGCAGTTTAGCGATCTCGTGCGCTCTAACCGCGTGATCATCTGCTATCACGTTAAGCCGGAGGATTACTATACCACGGTAGGCGGGATCAACGCGGTGACGCAGGGATACTACCCCGCTGCGGTGATGTGCGGCGTCGGCTCGGTGCGCAATCCAGGGAGCTTCACGTTTAAGAATCGCATCCCGCAAGGGGTGGCTGATCCTACGAACAAGAAGCTCTTCCCCGGCGTGGCGCTTACGCAGACGAATCTGCGTGATCTGCGCTTGCACAACGTCAATACCTTCTTCGTGAATCCTGTAGGGCTGGACAATATCACCGACGACTATACCACATCAGGGCTGTTTATTGATATCCAGATGGCGATTGACGTATTGACGGCATGGCAGACCGAGGAACTCTGGGACTTGCTCAGCCAGCCTCCGGGCGGGCGGGGCAAGGTGCCGTACTACGATGATGGCTTCGCCATGATCCAGGAGCGCATCTGGCACACGCTCCGGCGCGGGATGCTCCCGGAGTGGAACTTCATCGCCTACGATCCTGATACTGGCGAGCCTGCGGCTCGTATCCGCGCACCACGGTATATTGACCTTGTGCGCACGGATATTACTCTGATCAAGAAGCGGCACTACCCGCTGGTATGGGAGGCCACGTTTAAGGGCGCAGTCCACACGATTGATGTGACTGGATATCTAACGGCAGAGTTCATCCCCTCTAGTTTGACTGCGTTCGCGGTGATCTAGCGCGGAGGTAAAGCATGGCTATTTCTGTGGATTCGATCCAGGCAACGCACGTTGCGCAACAGCAGGAAGTGATCGTCTTCGGGGAGCGGTTCACCCAACCAGCTCGCGAAGACCAATGGGCTACCCTTGAGCCGGTCAATGAGGCCGGAGAGTATATCGAAGACCTCTATACTGGCGGGGTGAAGTCTGTCTCCGCGACGAGACTCTATGATCTTGTCGTACGGGTCTTGGCGACCGATCCTTGGCTGCGGGATGTCTGGCCCAAGGCGAAGGCCGCTCAAGAGAACGGTGAAAAAGTCCGCGCCCTGTTCAATGATAGGAACAAGGATCGTCCGATCACGGCCCAGTCCGACGATGTCGCGATCCCGAAGATGGTACCCTTGGTGCTGTATAACAAAGTCGGGGTTGTAGAGTTGCGGTTTCGCGGGCTGTTTAATGTGCTCAATACCGTGAGCGGCTTCCCTTCTTAGGGTGAACGATGAAAGTACTCCTAGCGGGGGCTGAGCGAGAGATCAAGCAGCCGCGTGGCTTTGCGGCAGCTCACGAAGTCCTGAAGGCCCTACTAGAGCTCGCCTCCTCCTTGAACCCTGACGCCGAACTGAGAGACTTAGATAAGCTCGCTCAGCCCAGCGCGCTAGGACAGAATATAGACCGGCTTGGCTCGCTCCTCAATGTTTTCTTTAAGTACGGCTTAGAGCCACCGGTCAGAGACGAGGAGATTACTCCCGGAGATTATATAGCTGCCGTGGAGATGATCGGATCCTGGATCGAGATGCTCGGCCTCGATCGCTCCTTTCGACGAGCAGACGCTGCAGATGAAGTGGGCAGCGGTGTTCGAGGGGATAGCCCACCTGAGCGCCGAAACGATGTTTCAGCAGTGGGGAGTGAGCGAATGGCTGGAGTATCTCGCGGCAAGAAGAGCCTACTTCCAGGCCCAACAGCCTGAGCCGCAGCAGCTCAAGCTCGTCGTCGGGCCGGAAGGTTATCATATTGAACCGGTCTAACTATCTCTTCAGCTCCTTCTGGAGCCTTTCAATAAAACCCAGCGCCAAGATAGCGCCGAGGATAATGGCCAGCGGCCAGAAGATCCAGCCTGGCAACATGGCATGGAGCACAGCGAAGCAAAAGGCCCCAACGAAACCAGCGACGATGACGCCCATGAGAATCAGGCTAAGCTGGATGAGCGATAGTAAGATCATTGTGATCACCCCCTAAATTATGACGATTCGCGAACTGATTGTCAAGATCACCGCAGCGATTGACCAAGCGGCCTTTGAGAAGGGCCGTCAGGCCGCAGAGAGGGTCAAGGGCGCCCTAGAGCAGACCTCAGCCCAGGGGCAGAGCGTCTCGCGAGCATTCGGGGCGGTCAAGGTCGCGGTCACCGGCTTGAGCCAAGACTTCGCAGGGCTGACGGCGGCTCTTGAGAAGCATAAATTCGTGCTTGCGGGGCTTGCGGCCTCAGCCGTATTCTTAGGTAAATCTGCAGTAGATACTGCTCGCTCATTCTCAAACCTTGAATTTCAATTGAAGCGTATTGCCGATACTGATGAAATGTTCAAGCGCTTGCAAGCGGCCATTGAGAAGACGCGGGAAGTATCGGGAAGATTTACGCGCCTTGAACTAATGCAGGATATTCGTGAGGCTGCTGATGAGAGCGGCCTTGCCATTGAAAGAATCATTGAGCTCTTGCCGGATTTAGGGAAGATCGCTGCGGCGCAGGAAGAGAGTATTTCTGGCCTACTCCAGCAGTTACGGAATATCGCCGCCACGGGACAAATTCGGGGTAAGCTCGCGAGCATCATTGGGGTAGAGAACGTCATAAAGCTCCGACAAGAGTTTCAGAACCTAGACAAATCTGCGCAAGACCTTGGCTTAGACCTTGAGGCGATTGCCCAGCAGAAGTTTGAGCTTACCCTGCAAGCCGTGCGTGAGGCAGCGCAAAAGATAGAGAAGCCCGTCTCAGATACTGAGAAGACATTCCGAGATTTTCGCGAATCTCTTGAGACATTGCGCCTTGAGATAGGCGGACGGATTCTCCCGATGCTCACAGGGCTTACGAAGACAGCGACAGTATTCTTTTCAGTACTCTCACGCATCCCATTCGCCGTAGATGCACTCACCGTCGCTTTGGTTGGCCTAGGCGGGGCAGCAGTCGTCGGCACGGTACTCGCGGGGATTATCCGAGGGATTCGCCTTATACGCGATATAGCGCTCGGCACAGCTGATGCCGTAAAGAATCTTGGCATTCGCCTGATGTGGGTGCTACAGCAGTCAGGCTTTGAGGGCGCGGCTCTACGCTTGGCACAGATGTTCGGCCTGGCTGCGAGAGAGGGCAGCCTATTCTCGTCTATCATCAATAGTCTCCGCTCGGTAATAGCGCGCTTCCAGGCAGGAATCGTGAGCCTCCGGGCGGCCTGGGCGGAGAGCGGTGCGGCGGGAGTCGCAAGCCTTATCTCTACCAGAACCGCTGCCATTGCCACCAGTGCCAGCGTCAAGGGGATCGCTCTCGCTGCAAACGTCGTCAAAGCAGCCATGCTGGGCTTAGCTACGGCGGGCAGGGCAATTTTGCGGCTTTTGGGGCCTATCGCGGCGGTCATAGCCGCCTATGAGGGTCTGATGTGGGTCATAGATAAGGTCTGGAAAAAGTTATCAGGTGCTGAGGCTATCGAGCGGGCCAACAAGGCCCTGATCGCTCAAGCGGTGGAGACGCTTGAGAAGAGCCGTCCGGTCTTGGCGGAAAAGATGCGAGCGCTCGGTGAGGAGCAACGCGAGGCCCTCGAAGAGGAGTTTGCCAAGATTCCTGCAAGCCTCATGGCCGCCGCGCAAGAACTCGGCGCTGAGGACTTTCTCAAGCTCAACGTCAACACCAAGCCCGTGCGCGATCTCATCGTGGAAGTGCGTAAGGGCAAAGACGACGTAGAGTCGCTTAAAGCGGAGCTGAGCAAGCTCATCATCGGCAAGGATGCGTTTGAGGGGATTACCCAAGAGGCCCGCAAGGCAGCAGTAAATCTTGAGCTAGTGCGCCAGAAGATTCAAGCGGCATTCCCGCAGCGGTTCTTTGCCCCTGGCATGGCCCTGAGCGAGGTTATGGAGCTTCAGCCGATCTGGAAGCAGATTGACGAAGCCATCAAGGGCGTAGACGTTTTGCAGAAGGCGATCAATCAGATTGGGGCTATGCCGGTGCTTGAGCTAAGGGTGAAGCGCGAGGGCGTCGGGTGGCTCAAAGAATTAGCTGAGAAGATACGGCGCGAGAAGCCGACGGTCGAAGAGGCTGCGAAAGAGCTTGCGCAAGCTATAGCTGACTATATCCCCCAGTC